GCAGTCACAATCCAAACATCGTAACCGCCAAGTAGCTTTCTTTTGGCAAGTTTTCTACCTCTCTCAGTAGTCAAAACGCCATCTACATCAAAGGATATTCTTTCCATATTCTGATTTCATATAAATTAGGGTACAATAATATGCTATTTTGGAATCATTGCAACAAAATCTTTTCAAGATTAGGCTTTTCATAACTCTGCGGCTTGAGAATCTTGCCGTCATCACGCTTTTTGATTCTTCCGTCAATAACCTTCGTCATATTGCTTCGGTGAATCTCATCAAAGATATCTTCAATCTTATCTGCAAGACCGTGTTCTACGATAGTTCCTACAAGTACATAAAGCATATCTCCAAGGGCATCTGCAAGCTCAATATGATTATCTGCGAGAATATATTCCGAGTTTTCTTCATCCAGCAGGTCATAACGAAGTCGCATTCTATCTTTATGAAGCGCAATAAAGTGTGGAGGCGTATTAATTCCACAAGCCTGATTCCACTCTTTCAGTTGTTCGATTTGCTTTCTCATTGGTTATCGAATGTGGTTTCGTAATACTGAAGTCCATCCATGCTAACACCATTTGTAATGTTAGTCAATGCCTTTTCATACGCCTCAGCGATAACCCACTTTTCAAACTCAAGCATATCATAAAGCATTTGCTCTACATGCTCAGTTTTAATCTGTGTTTTCATTGCAATGTTCAGCGAATCAATCAGTTCGCGAACGGGGGTTCTTTTTGTTGTTGTCATTTATACTGGTTATTGGGGTTTACAAAAGTTTTGTTGTAGTATATCGCTCCTGCATCAATCGGCATTATATCATCGAACATGCCGTGCCTTTGTCCTTCGTTAAAAGCCTTGATGATTGTTTGCTTTTCATCACGCTGAAGGTCAATGGCAAGGTCAATTAAAGAATCAAGAAATTCTTTTTCTTTTGCGTTTTTTGACTTGTCCTGAGTCGAAGCCAAGCTGCATATCAATTCTTGCATTGGAGTTTTCATTCGGGTCTGAGTAAAATCTTTTAAAATAATCCATAGCATCAATTTTCAAATCGTTTGAAGCAGCGAGCATTCCTGCTTCGTAAGCACCCACTACACATTCTTTCTCAAGTTGTAGTAAGTCCTTTATTTTTTCAAGTACTTGACAATCAAGCTGTTTAATATTGTCTCCAGCATTGTCTAAAAAAGTTTGCAAAGCGGTTTTCATTGATTATATCTTGAATTAAAAAAACTTTCAGGTTTTTGATGTACGTTCAATAATCCATCTCTCTTGCCGTGCAAAAAAGCATCTTCAATTTGTTTCCTTTCTTCAACCAGCAATTCTTCAATTGCATTCTTTATCGCTCTTAACTGAAAAAGACAACCATTCTCTTTGTTATCTTCAATCTCTGCAAGTAAGAGCTTTAAAGGTGTCTTCATTTTTGTTCAGTTTTGTCTGAACCAAATTTATACATTTTCTCGTCTTTTTTAATAAGTTTATTTAGCTTTCGCCCAACAATCATCAGTTTGGTTTGCTCAAATAGATAAATAGCAGCCCCAATCGTTCCTGAAAGATTCAAGAAAGAAGCGAAAAGAAATAAGAAGATTGCCATAACAGATAGGAAAGCAAACGCAACGAGTGTAATAGGAAAAGTCCAAGTCATTGCTACTTTTTCAATAATACTTAATTTTTTTTTCATAATTCTAATTTAGAATGATGTGTAGGATTCGAACCCACATCAGCTACAATAGAGCCGTTTTTCCATTTAAACTAACATCATTGACTTGTAAAAAACAAATCTTAATTCTCGTAAACGTAATTGGTAACACTTTGTACATCAATTACAACCCCATCTTTTTTAAGCATCCAATCACAAAGCACATCGGGGTCAAAATTATTACCAGCAACTGCTGTAATTCTAACTGGTCTTGAAAAGTCTACATCCGTAACCTCAAGCCCTGATGGATTTGTCTTTAATTGGGTTTGACCATCAACATCGGTGTAACTGAATGTTGCGGTTTGGTATCCTGCAAGCGGATTATACTCTTTGTACAATTTGAGAGTACAAGCAACGGGCGGTTCACTTGAATTGTTTTTGTCGTCAAGTTTTTCCTTTTTGCACGATAGAAGGCTAACTGCCATAGCCAAGAATAGTAACTTTTTCATTGTTGTTGTTTTTTAGGATTAAAATGGTAAACTTTTGTCTTCTTCAAGTCCATTTGATTCAGCTGGCGCATCAGTTTTGCCACCAATCAGTTCAACATTATCTGCGATTACTGATACAAAAAGACGCTTAACTCCATCTTTCTCAACCTCATCGAGTTGGATTTTGCCTTCAACCAAGACTTTTGTGCCTTTCTTGACGTATTTATTTGCAAACTCCGCACTCTTTCCGAAAGTTGTAATGGTGAACCATGTTGGTGGCGCGTCCTTCTTAAACTTGTCGTTTACTGCGATTCTGAAATTGCAGATTGCTGTTTTTTCAGTTTGTTTGAATTGTGGTTCTGCGCCCACATTTCCTGATAGAATTGCTTTATTCATTTGTTTTTATTTATTTACCAAGGTGCTTGGTCGTTAATACAGATTCTGTCTCCCTGACCATAAGCTGACCATACGAGCTGGTCAACACAAAACTTTTTCATAGAGCCTGAACATTCGTTCTCAATTAAGAGCCAATAGCATTGATTTTCAGAGTCAACACCATATTCGCAAACTATTCCGCAGTTACAATAAGTTTCTTCTCCATATCCTTGTGGCTCGTCTTTGTCACATGAGTAAACAAAGAATGCTGTCCACATAAGTATGATTGCCAAAAGAGTTTTCATTTATTTTACTTTACATACCAGGCTTCACAATCTTGAGAGGCTTGGCATTTGGGTTAATGATGGTGCTTTCGCTAACAACAAGCTGATGAAATTCACACCATTGCTTGAAGGTCTTGCCATCCTGATGCTTGGCTTTTTGGATGCCGCGACCTTTTTCATCTTTCTTTTGGTTGCCCTCTTCATCCAATTCGGGTTCAAAAGTGCATTCATTGAAGTACATATTCTTTAGGATGAACATGACCGCTGCTGGATAATTTACCATTTCATTCATACTGTTCTTGTTTAAATTGTTCAATAATTTGGCGTAAATCTCGTTTATTTTTAATCAAATCGTCATAAAAAGTTTTAACGCACATTTCGTAACACATCTTTTTGATTTCTCCCTCATAAACATTGTCGTAACCCTCTTTCAATACTTTCTCAGCAAGCAACCTAAATGTTTTCGCCTCGTCTTTACTTGATGCTTTTTTTACCTCTCCTCTCTTTTGATGAAGAGACCTTGCAATCTCATAAACCTGTTTCTTTTCATCAATTGACAGCTGAAGTAGTTTTAGATTGTCTTCCAGCGTACTAAATACTGCTCCAAATCCACTAAGCGTTCCTTGAAGCACACCTGTATCTCTGTAATGCTCAAACTTTTTTACAATATAAGTTTCAACAAATTCGTAAAACACAAGTGTCTTTTCTTCTTGGGTCATCTCTACTTCAACAGGGGCTTGCTCAAGTTGCGACTTGTATTCTCTCATTGCATTTGCTTTGTAGTTTGAGTATGCGTCCATGACTCTTCCAACATAGTTTGCGCTGAAATTCTGAAAGTGTTCAACATCACAATTTAGCTTTTTTGCCGCAGCAAGTTTGAAGGCAATTTTAAACTCTTCAGGACTAAAATAACAAAGTTCGCTCTGAATAAAATCCAACAATACCATTTTTTGCGATTCTGAGGGCATATTTTCGGACTTTAATCCGATTAAGGTGATAACATACCGCAGAGCCTGTTTGAGTGGCTCTAAATCGCTTAAATCGCAAATTCGGGTTTCATGGTGAGCAAGAACGATTTCTTTGCCCTTAAAAGTTCCGAAGCGCATTTTCGTAATTTGCTCCTCGATTGTTTGGGTTGTTGCGGGTAGATGATTCATTGGGTCTCCTGTTTAACCAGTTGTTTAATGTGAGATAGACGCTGACATACTTGCTTGTGAGTTGTTTGAAGTTCTCCATTGCCACAAGTGTGTCTGCTATTTCCGTGTTGTTGAATTTGGCAAGTAGCTTTTCACATTCCTCAGCGGTAATCTGTTTTTTAAGTTTTGAAACCTGAGGGCAGTTATCGCGGATGAAAACCTGAAGTGGGTGAGTAATCAAAAATTTCGACAAACTTTCTTTTTCTTTTTCTTTTTCTTTGAGTATAGGTTCTAACTCATTAGATGTTTTACTAATAACTATATCTTCTAACTTAGTAATAGTATTATTATTTATATATATATTATTAGGCATTGCCGCGGCATCTGCCGTGGTATATGCCGTGGCATGTGCCGTGGCATCAGTTTGGCAATCATTGTTTTTCCTCTTTTTCCATCCTTCGATAGCCCTAACTCGTTGTTTATCAGAATGATTCTTGCGTTTACCAATCTCTTCTTCAAGTCTTTCATTAAAAAACAAGCCCTCATTATCCTGCCGAAACTTTGCCATTACATCTGCCGTGGCATTGCCGCAGCATAGCCGTATCATCTTTTCGGTAAGACGACCTTTCTGATGCTGCAAGCAAAGCAGGGTGATGTATTGACCTCGCTCTTCCATAGTCAGGTCTTGTGTTCCAGCCAAGAAATCAGATGAATAAAAAAGAAATGCGGGGTCTTTAGCCATTGGTTTATTGTGATATTACACTTAAAAAACGCTCATACTTTTTGTCCTTTTTTCTGCGCTGACCATTAATGATTTTAGATACGAAAGTGATGCTAAACTCCTCGTTGTTCATGCAAAAAGTTCTTACGTTTTTATGCTTAGAAAACATAAGTCCTCGGATGCTTTTTCTTTCCTCTTCAGTCATGATTTGGTTAGCCATTTGATTAACCATTTGATTAACCAAAACTGCAACTTCATTTATCATCTTATCTTCAGTCTCTTTTTTCATCCGATTTGCAAAAAGCATGTTCATCTTAGAATAAGAAACCTGTGCAATCTCACAAAACTTTTGAATAGTTCCGTACTTTTCTTTTATTTCTTTTTTTAGCTGTTTTTTTGCTTCAACATTTGTAATTACTTCTACCTGTGTTTCCATTTTTATTTATTTTGATTATTTAAAAGGTCAATTTTGTTTGCTCCTGCTTCAAGTATCTCCTTGTTTTTTTCATTCTCTAATAGCTCATAAACTTCTTCTTCTGTTTTACAGTTATTGATTTTCTCAATCATGTTGTCATATCTATCAAATTCAGCGATAACTGCTTTGCGGTCGGTAACAAGTTTCTTAAACTCATCATTGGTGTGCAGTTCGGGATTTGACTTCCATATCTCGGCAAGGCAATCCATTGTCACGCAAACAAGGATTTTGTCATATACCTCTTGGTGTGAATTGATTAAAAGTGGCTTTTCCTCCTTAGGCTCAATCACGATTTGATTTTGCCCTACATGGTCGGGAAGTTCATCAGCTGTGTACGGCATGCCTCCTAACTCGTCAGAAAAGCAAAGTCGGAAACCTTGAGCCATCGCAACCTTCTTAATCATCGTATAGGGTTTATCTGCCCAAAACTTAGTAGGGCGACCTTCCTTAGTTCTTTGCACATATTCTGAGTAAAAAACTTCGTGAACAAATGGGTGAGTAAAGTCGTTTCGGTGAATTGTGATAATTGCCCGTAAACTACTATCATCCAATTTACCATCGGTGGTTACATTCCATCCAGCAAGCCTGCCGCTTCTTTCCGCTCTTTTAATGTAAGTCTCATAGCCTACAATTACTGAAAAGTTGTTGCCGTACTTACTTGCGTAGATTTCACGCTTAAATGGATTAAGCCCAAATCCCTGTGCGATTTCAATAAATTGAGTTACCTCTGCTTGGGTTAAGTTTGAAGCAAGATTCATGCTTCTTAAATAGGTTTTGACGCGCTCAATGTCAAAAGCCTGTGATGCTTTTTCAATCTGATTCATGTTGTTGTTGTTTTACAAATATACAATAAAATTAATAATTATTTTGATAAAGTGATGGCTACGGACGTTTTTGAAGTTTTGATAGCAGGGTTCATCTCTATTAACTCGCCAGTACTCTCGTCCAAAATTGTCTGTTTTGCTTTGAGCACTTTCAGTTGCTCTTCCAGTTCTTTTCTTTGGGAGGCAATAGTATCTTCCTTTGCCTTAATTTCATTCCACGCGGGGGTATTTTCAAAGTTATACCTAACCCCTACTTCTCTTTGCTGGAACGTAACCCCGTGACGAACAACACCAACTTTTGCTTCTACCCCATATAGGTCTAATTCTTCAACCGCTCTGTGGCGTAGTTCTTCCTTTGCAAGTTCTATCACCTGAGCCATAAACTCAAGATGAGCAAGTGTAGATAGTGTATCAATACTACCTTCCTGTACTTCATCCAAAAGTGATTGAGCGGTAGTTTTAACTTGAGATTTGCTATAAATCTCATAACCTTTGGTTTTCTGTAAAGTGTTCATGTTAAAGTGAATTTAAAAGTTTTGTTTGGATTATATTTTTTAGCAGCGCACCATATTCAGCACATGGTGAATTGCTAATGACCTTTAGAACAAATTCCTGTTCAATATCTTTCAGCTCTATGCGGGTAATCTTTCTACCCATCATATTTTCTCTATTTAGTTGCATGAGAATAAACTTAATCTCAATATCGCTAAACTTTTGAATGCAGTCTATAAATAGTGGCATATCTTTGTGCTTGTTGTTGTTTTCCGATTCATTTAGTGATTCGATAGCATGGTGGGAGTTGTTAGCTCCCGCCATTGCTTTTTTATGCTGTTTAATTTGGGAAGTTTTCTTCATCTTTATCATAGAAAGGAAATTCATATTTATATAAAATTTCGTCAATTACTTCATTCCAGCTACTCATGGTTGAAGATACTTTCATTTGCCCTGTATCATCTACTGCTATCATATTGTCACCGAGCAACAAAAATGTTTGGCAAGTATCGTCATTACGGCCTACTTTTTTCGCTCCAGCAAGTTGAAGGTTTAAGATAGCTTGCTTGCATGTATTGTTATGGTGCGTAATAGCGTATTTACCGAAGTCTACTTCGTGAACTGATATAACCCCTTCAAAATATTCGGTAGTTCCATCAGCGGCCTCCAGCGTGCATTTTCCAACAAAATACTCATTAACAAAAGTTCCATTAAAATGAGTAACTTTCGGTGGCATAAAGTCGAAGTGTTCAAAATCTGACGGAATAAGTTCAATTAACGCTGGTTCTAATGGGTTAATTTGGCTCAGGTAATAGAAGCGTACCGCATCCATTGCATCGTTAAATTCATGGGTAGTAATTTGCTCCCCTCTAACAAGGTGTACTTTGTGCATAGTGTAAAATTTAAGTGATTGTTGATTATGAATTTAAAACTTCGATTTCAGAGTCTGAAAGATAAAAAAAGAAGCCATTATCTAATTTAATATAGTTGTCATGGGCTTCCACTATCTTGCTACCGACTAATAATTTTATAGCAGCATGATTAAATCGTTGAGATTGCATAAGGTGTGATTTTAAGTGTTTATTGATTAAATTATCGCCACAAAGGTAATATCTTTTTTATACAAAAGTCAAATAATTTTGATAAATAGATATTAACATTTTTGTGTTTGTTCTCATGTACTTTTCAATATTTTTTGAATACTATCCGTTGTTTCGAGTCGCATGATTTCCACGAACACATGAAAGGACTCTTTCTGAAATAGCTCGATTACCTGCTGGCTTGCTTCGATTTTCGTCAATACCCACATGGCGCGGTCATAGTCATAATTGGTGATTCTAATTTCGTTGTCATATAGAATTTTAGCTAAATTATCAATTGCTTTTTTTTCTAAGTGTACCATATCAATTTTATTTTTTTATTTTAAAGAAAGTTTTAATAATATCACAAGTATCAGGTTCAAACCATTGTTCCAGATTTTCTGTAAAATGCTTTACATAATCATGCACGGAATTGATAGAGCGTATTTCCTGAAATATCTTTTTAGCTTGGTTTAATTGGCCGTTAAAATAACTTTCAACCAAATACTGGTAAATCTCTTTTTCGCTTCTTAAACCATAGCTGGTATATATATCTTCTATGTTCATAAGAGTTAAGTGTTGACTTTTGTTTTTATGACTTTATATTTGCAGCGTGTATATTTAAGTGTTTGTGTATATTTAAGTGTTTATAGCTAAGCCCCCCCAAACGAGAGGGGGCTTAACTTTTTAAAACACACACAACTACCCATTGTAAATTGCTAAAAATTTCCGTGGGTTAATATCTGATTGAATCAGCTCAAAATTGTTTTGTAAAATTTCTGTTTTCATCTTTTCAATACATTCCTCATAGGTTTTGTCAATTTCAAAATTGAAACAATATGCACCAAATTTATTTTGAGCAATCGGTGAAAAGTATCCTTTAAGGTAATACTTAAAGTAAAAGTCTCTGTAAAAATTCGATGCGTTTATTTTTTTATCTATTGTCATGGCGTGTATTTTTAAATTGATTAATTATACTTTACTTGATTAATTTCCATTTTCATCCGATTCATTTGGCGTACTATATACGCGGCCTCTTCATCCGTTAATTCATACCAAGATGCCCGTATTTCATTCTCATGCTTCCTATATTGGATGCACAGGTTACTGGCAAAGTGTAGCAGGAATAAGGCCGTATCTAAATCGGTTTTGAGAGCTATGTAAGGGGCTTTTTGTTCTAAATAAATATCCATAGGTAAATAGAAGGTGAGTAGGGGTAAATAGGGCGATACCGAATTGTACCGCCCATTGAGTTTATTTTGATTGATTAGGCAATAACTTCGCTCAGGTATGCAAAAGCGGTTGCATCCATTTTTTGAGCCTGTCCTATCAATTTACTTTCAGTTCTACCCTCTGCTCGATTTGGTGCTGATTGAACGTGTGAAGTGTAGTGTGTAACACCTGAAATAAGCCCCCACAACGTGTTGCCTTTGTAACTCATTTCACGCTTGATAGATGAAAGTAAACTTTCGGCAAGATTAATTTTACGGGTCGAATAGTTCTCTTTTAGTTCGTTCGGACGTTGATTAATATCAATTTCCAGCGTACGCTTCACTACTTCGGTTATGTGCTGAGGTGTAACAGCTACGTTTGCCATAGCGAAAAACTTTTCATACAGACTCTTTTCTTCCATTTTAAGTCCCTCAATCTGGCGTTTAGCGGCCTCAATGCGTTCATGCATGGATGAAGTGTGGCGTATACGACTCATGTTCTTTGAACGGGCCGCTGCAAAGAAAGTATTCTTGCAACTGATAGTAAAACCAAGCGAGCCGAAAGATAGGGAGGTAGTACAATCGTGTGAATTTACCGCTGTGATATACCTGTTAATGGTATCGTTGTTTTCGCCGATGCCATACACGCTATCCGACTCAAGTTGAATGTAAACTTTGCGCCCACCGTCCATTTGTCCACCTTTGTGTATTTTGTAGTCAAAGGTATTAGCAAGAGATTCGCATAGCTCAACCATTTCCTCATTCTGAAAGATTTGGTAACCGTCACTAACTACTGCGAGCACCTCCGAATTGTCGGCACGCTGGTTAGCAAAATAGTCTACTGGTGTACCGTCAGGTGTGTATAGCTGTACACGATTAACGCGCCAATCTAAACCTACTTCCTGAAGCGTGCTGATGCTTGATGCCTGCGTAGATTCGATGCTTGACAACAAAGAGTCGATTGAAGAAAATTGTGTGTTCATTGAATAAAATTTTAAGTGTTTATGTTGTTTTGAATTGCGGCGGCAAATATATATGCGCCGATTTGCAAAAGTCAAGAAAAAAATGAAAAAAAAGCAAACTTTTTTGTACTTGGTTGATTTTCAATGAATTCATCATGTACGTCATAGGTGTGTTTGTATATATGCGCTCATGTACGCACGCGAATTTCAATAGCACGCTCATGTGTGAAATTCAACAACCCCCTCATAGGTACGGGCGTAAAAAAAAAAAATTTTTTTTTGATTTTCATTTTTCACTTCATGCCTCATGGGCGTTTTTCACGTACCCCCTCATAGGCGTTTTCGGGAGCGCAAATGTGCGGGTATGTATGCACGATTGCACACAGGTGTATACACATACCCACGCGCCCACGTGCACATGCCCACATGCATACGCGCATGTGTACACCCGCACCCGTGCACATACGCACGCACGCACGTACGTACGCACACAACGCAAAGAGCAACCCAGAAACGAGCCAACCAACCACCACCGATTGAAACACCCAGGAGGGGAAAAACACCCAGGAGGGAAGCACCCCAGAAACGCACCACAACCGCACGTTGATACACCCCAGAAAGCAAGCCCAAACGGGCCAAAAAACGCACGCCAGTAAAAAAAAATTAGGGGTTTAAATTACTGAAAGTAAATAAGTTACTAAAAAAGTTTAGGCTAAAGTGAATTTTTTTCTTGCTTTTGTGTTTTTCTCAATTATCTTTGCCCCGCCTTTCAACGGTTGAGAGGTATAAACACAAAAACACAACACAATGAAAAAGACACGCGTTAAAATCATCAACAGCCGCCCGACAATCAAAGTCGGCGACATCGTAACCTTCACAACGCCAGAAGGTAAAACGGTAACGGAAGTAGTAAGTTACACAAAGGGTGGAATAATAGAAGGCCAAAAATACGACCTCAGCTGCGTTGATAACCTCCGCAAGATAGGACAAGTATTTTTTGCGCTATTGTTGGCAGTAGCCCTCAATTCATGCGGCATCAGTAGCAACGCAACCCACCACCACCAGCAGCACCTCAAGAGCAAACACACAGGAGCGCACCACCTAAACAGCACCAACCGCGGTTGTGGTTGGGCTAACAACTAAACAACCAACACGGGCGGGTTGAAAGATACCCGCCCTAATTAATAACCCCATAAAACACCCAATAAGATGAAACAGTATTACAGCACCAGCAGAACAGTAACCGTTGAAAATTATCCATACGGGTACAATTTACGCACCACCTTAACCCACTCTTTAGAGTTTAAGAGCGGCAAAGGCTTTCGCCACGTAACGCAAACCGTAAACCCGAAAACGGGCCGATTAAATAACCCGAAACGCGGCACATACTACCCAATAATGTTATTGGGCACAGATAGCCAAACCAACTACACCCGAAGCTATGTGTTAAACCCAAACAGCGCGGAAACAGTAAATATTGCGGCCGATTGGATGCACCAAAAATACAGCCTATTTCAACACCGCGAAATCGTGCACATTGCAACGCACCTGCTAAAGGTATTGAAGGCCGACACTTATTGCCGTGTTGCTTATTGTGGAAGCGAAGCGGCCGAGATTTTGCCATATTACAAACAAGCGGTTGAAGCACTTGCCAAGATAGCAAGCACAGGAGCAAACCACTTCGACCAAGTGCAGGTAGATACATTCGCGCTCGATGCGCTTAAAGTGCCAGACTTTCAACCATTCAAAGCAGTTTAATAATAACCCATAAACACCAAACACAATGTACACACTAATTTTCAAAAACTACGCAACCAGCCACGCCCAGTTAACCACGTTCAGCAATATTGCCGAAGCACTCAAGCACTTTACCGAGCGATGCGAGCAACACGGCCTAAGTTACCGCCCCGACAACCTTGGCAACTTTTACGGCAGCAGCACAGCCAGCGAAATAGAAGTTGAACTAATCACCGAATTTTAACCCCTTAACACACACAACCAATGTACACAACAACAACAACCCCAGAACAAACAGCCATGGAGCCAACAACCGAACGCAATTGGTGCCCGCCAACACCTAACCCGTTGACACGCGCAATTGACGAGATAATGAACCCAAGCACGGCCCGCAAATTCGCGGACGCTTGGAACGCCCAACCCAAACGAACGGCCGACCACATCCGCACGTTCACGGCCTTAACAGGGATAGAAGTAGCAAACGAAGATGCCGACCAATTTACCCGCGCCATGCTTCATTGGCTAAACGTTTGGAACATCAAATTGAAACACGGAATACAGACGCAAGACGTAGTGCTGACAGTACCAACACCAACGGACGCGGACAAAGTGAAAGCACCCAAGCCCGCGCCCCTGTTTAGTGTGCTCCAGTCGTTTGCACGTAAGGACGAGACAACCCACAACCAACACGCGGTACATTTGGAACTGTACACGGCCACAGCAACGGACCAACACAAGCTACTGAGCGTTGAACTATACACGGGCGACCGTACGTTGATAGCAGACGCAGCGCAAACGCTATACAGCACAGCAGCGTTGAAAGGCATCCAATACGGAGCAACAGGTGAACAGATAGCAGCCCAGATAGACAACAACGCCGACCAGCTAAACAACTACGAAGGGACGCGCCTAATTCACGCCAAAACAGGCCAAGTAATAGACGCGAAGCCGTTAGAATGGAGGAATGTAATTCCAACAGGTGAACCAGAAGCGGGTATAAATATGTTGGCAGATACACTACACCGAGGACTAAAGCAAGCCGAGATAAGAGGCCGCAACATAAGCAAGGACGCGCCCAAATTGGTGTCGGTTAAGTTAGGACGCACAGAAGACGCGGCAACCGCTTGTTTCAACGCGGCAATGTTTCTCGAATGTGCCGAAGCCCTGTGCAGGTTGCAATGTAATGTAGTGCAACTTGACTTCTATGGAGAATGTAAGGCCCTGAAATTTACAGCCAGAACAAACGAAGGTGCAACCGTTACCGCGCTCTTAATGCCTGTACACAGGCCCAACGGAGGCGGAGTGATATTGAAACAGATGAACGCTTGGAACTAACCAAGCACCAACGATTGAAAGCGGGCCAAATGCGGCCCGTTTTTTTTTGCCCTATTCCAGATCAAAAACGACTTTAATTTTGTTTCAACTTTTTAGCCGGCACGAACTTGAAAACAACTTTTCAGGGTTTACACGGGTTGCAGAGCGTAAGCCTTAAAAATATACGCCAGCCAGAAGGGGTTGAAAGGAAGAAACAAGGACAAAGAAGAGGAAAGAAAAGGAAAGGAGGAGTGAAAAACGCGATGAATGTATTGAGTCACGTTTTCAGAAACCCTGTTTTCTTGCTTTTTTTGACCATTAGCAGAACGAAAGGAAACGAACGCCCGAATGTAGCCAGTTGAAATTTGAACCCCTGTAAAGGCCTGAAATTGAAAAACGCAAACGGGGGGGGGTACCATGGGAAAAATGAGGACGGAAGGGATAGGATGTACCCCCGCTCTATTTTTGAAATTTGACTTTGAGGTTTTGGTTCGGAATTTTATGCAACCGAAGGGAAGGTTCTGCGTAATTGTTTTATCTTTGATTAATAAATAAAATGGCTATGAAAGAAAACGGTAAAATAGATAAGGAGGAACAGAAGAAGTTGGAGAGTATTGATTGGGTTGCTCGTATCTGTGAGCATTACGCTACGGGTAATTACACCATTGTTAGTTGCTGTGGCAAGGAAGGTTTGAGTGAAAGAGCCTTCCATAAGTACTGTTCAAAGTACGCGGAGTGTGCAGAGCTATATAAAAACGCCAAAAGAGAGGCAACAAACGCATTTAAAACAGAACTGGTACATAAGGCTCAATCGGCCTTAGAAAAGGCCATAGAGGGCTATTATATTGAAGAAACAGAGAGTGTTGAGAGGTTCAATAAGATTGGTGATTCTGTTGGTCGGTCTGAGAGCAAGAAGAGGAGCTTTGTTAAGCCTAATGTGACTGCTATCATCTTTGCGTTAAAGAACTGTGACCCAATGAGTTGGAACAATGAAGGCTTGCATGAGGCTGTTGCTGATGAGCAAGTGTTTAAGATTGGCGACCAGGTGATTAAGTTTACTTAAAAACTAATTGCTTATGACTAAGGCAGAGTATACTGTTATTAAGCGTTATGCGAGTAATGTTATTGCCGAGCATGGTGGTTTGTTACAAGCATACGCTTATATAGAATATGTTTTGATGAAGATAGAGATGAGCATATTCCAAAATCATATAGTAGATAAGTTGATGGATGAGTATGAGTTCTTCTGTACTATTTTGGATGAGCTTGAGTGTAGGATTTATATGAATTGATATGTGGGAGTTGCCAAAGTACATTAGGGGCAGGTTGAGTCTTAGTATCCCTGAGATTGAGTTGCTCATTGGCTCTCTTTGTAAGAGTCAGGATAATATTAGGATGGTGGATAGGTATATCCAAACAAGGCTAACTGATTATGAGATAAAGATGCGTGATAAGAGCATACTTGACTCTGAGGTTGAGGATTATAGAGATTGGAAGGATGTTGAGGCGTACTTTGGCTTGCATAAATACTCATTTGAGAGGCAATATTTTAAAAAGCGTATATGGTAGCATTTGAACCTTTTCCTAAGCAGAAGGAGTTTATTGAGGCGGCACTAAGTGGTGATTATAGCTACTTGATGTACGGAGGAGCGGCAGGCGGTGGAAAGACCTATGTTACAATGGCTATTGCTATTATGCTTGCTAAGTTTTACCCAGGCTCACGTTCATTTGTGGTCAGGGAAAGTTTACCTCGCCTTAAAAAGACATCTATCAAGAGCTTTTTTAAGCTGTGTCCAAAGAACTTTGTCAAGAAATACAATCAGCAAGACAAGCTGGTTATCTTTAAAAACGGAAGTGAACTGCAATTTATCTCAGAGAACTTTCAAAATGATAAGGATTTGACGCAGTTTGACGGATTGGAAGGTAACTTTTTCTTCCTTGAAGAAGGACAGGAGCTGCAAGAAAGGACGTTTAACAAGGCTATCCTACGCTGTGGTCGTAACATCATCACGCCAATGCCTCCAAAACTCATCTTTGTTACTTGCAACCCAAGCCAAAATTGGACAAAACAAAGATTCTATAAGCCTTATGTAGAGAAGAATATGCCTGAAAAGCATTTTTATCTACCTGCTACGATGGCTGATAATACCTTGCTTCCTGAGGATTACATTGAGAGCTTAAATAACCTCGATGAAATCACACGGGCAATATTTGTGGATGGTAATTGGGATGCGGTTGACGTGGATAGACCATTTGCATACGCATTTGATAAGAACAAAACAGTTAGACCAAATGTCAAGTACAATCCAAATGAGGACTTGTATTTGTCCTTTGACTTTAACGTAGACCCTATCACTTGCATATCAGCACAGCACTATGGCGGCAAGATTAGGATACTCAAAGAGTTCAGATTGCGTAACTCAGACATCTTTGCCCTTTGTGATGCTATCCAAGCGGAATATGGTAGCGTTCCATTCATTGTAACGGGTGACGCCTCAGGTGCAAACCGCTCAGCAATGACCAAAGGAGCTATGAACTACTACATGATTATCAAAGAACAACTGCAAATCACACGAAGCAGTTTCCGTGTTCCATCTTTCAACCCATCTATCAAAAACTCAAGGGTTCTGCTTAACTCGCTTTTAGAAAAACACCCCGACTTTTTAATTGATGCAAGCTGTCAATTCTTGATTGCCGACCTTATGGCTGTGGAAAGTAACGAGAGTGGTGCGATTGACAAGGCAAGAGACGCAACAAAAACTCACTTGCTTGACTGTTTCCGCTATTATTTGTGGTCATTTCATAGTAACTTTGTTAGATATTTAAAACAAGCATAAAATGCCAAAGAAACTTGAACGATGTGTGAATGACATCACCAAAACTGGCAAGAGTAAGTCATCAGCTTACGCTATTTGCACGGCATCACTAAATAAATCAAAGAAAAAAGGCAAAAAATGAAGTGGTTTAAGCGAAAACAACAACAAACAGAGAGTGTAAAGGTAGAATCTGTGGTAAAAACGGGTTCTCAAATCCCTTTAACACCAATTTTTACAGATTCCCTCGGCAGAAATTGGTATCAGTTCCAAAACGCCGTGACCATTCCTGCAAAAAGAGCGATTGCAGCAGAAGTTGCTACCAAATTCCAGGAAATGAATCTCACCAAGCAGAATTTGCTTGATTTGATGAAGAAGATGAAAGAACACGCAAACAGCGGTAAAATCGTTGACTTGTTTGCTATCCTACATGAAATTGAATTTAGATTAAATTTTATTGGTGAAGAGGAGACTCTAATCAACCTTGCAGCTGCTTATTTTGTTTTAGAAGGCGAGGATGAGACTGAATTTAGCGAAGTGGACAGAGTAAAGAAAGTTGAGTATATCAAGCAAGACAAGGAGGCTTTCAATTTTTTTGTCCAAAGGGCGTTCGAGTTCACAACGAACTATTCACAAATGTCAGAAATAGATATCCAAGAGTATTTGCTTCAGAACGCCCAAAACGCGGAAAGACTAAAGAAATATTTGCTCAGCAAGAGATATTAAACTACATAGACGACATCAATCACATGAACCAGTTGATATGTGATAACAAAGTGTCGGAGATGAAAGTGTTAGAATCTTTAAGCGTGGATGAGTACTATATGACTTTAAGTACTTATATTCGGATTGCAGAAGAAAGGGCTGAGGCGTATGAGAAAGGAACATCAAGTGATAAAGGCGGCAACAACAACGAAAAACGTACATCACTAAGAAGTTAAAAGCATGGCAGTTAAGAATGTAGTCTTTGAGGTAACCGCAGATACAGATAAAGCACAACAATCGTTGGCTAAACTTATTGAGCAACTCGATAAGATAAAGGAGTCTTCTAAACTCAGCATTACTGCTGGTGTAACAAACTTAGATAAAGAAATTCAGAATTTATCTAAGAAACTTGACGAGGTTGCCAAAAAGAACATAGACAGAAGTAATAAAGAAACTTCTACTGTTACTGCCAATAAGAAAAAGCAAGCGCAGTCTGATATTGACATAATAAATGCTGAAGAAAAAGCAAGAGACCAAAGAGAAAAGGACATTAAAGCCTTTTATGACCAGCAAGCTAAAATACAAGCAGAAAACCAGGCTAAACTAACCAAGGCTGCTAATCAGCGTTTACAGCAAGAGGTAAAAGACACCAAGGCGGCAGAAACACAAAAGGCTAAAGATACTAAGGCTGCTTTTGATGAAAAAGAAAAGACCTTACAACAAGGTCAAAAGCAAAGCGAAGCCAATACTAAGGCTGAGATTAAAAACTACGAGCAAGGTCAAAAGCAAAAATCAGAAGCTGAAAAAAAGGCAAACAAGGAACTTGAGAAAGAAAAACAAGATTTTCTAAAGCAAGAAACAAAAAGTTTCAATCAGCAACTCAAGCAACAGCAGGACATTGAGAAAGAAAAGCGCAACTTCATAGAGCAAGAGCAAAGAGACATTGAAAAGCAAAGAGCCGCTCAAGCTAAGCAAAATGAAAAAGCGGCAAAAGCCAATGAAAAAGCTCAAAAAGTAGAGGCTTTTAAACAAAGCCCATTTGGACAACTTACACAGCAAGCTCAAGCAGCTTCTGAAAAGGCAAGGCAACTTGGGGCGCAACTTATTCTTTTAGAACAAGCGGGTAAAAAAAACACAGTTGAATACAATGCTTTAGCAAAAGAGTTTAAGAAAGTATCAGCGGACGCTCTTAAAGCAAGCGAGGCTTTAAATAAATTAAAGTTTAGTTCAAGTGTTCCTGGAGCAAGACAATCACTAACGGGTCTTGCAGGTGCTATCAACTTCATATCGCAGTCAGTAGCCAACTCTTCAACAAACTTTGTGCGTTTGCGTAATATCATTGCGCGTACGGGTGTTGCTCTTGGCGCAGTATCAATCGGTGCTTCCATACTTTCATTTGGACGCGCGGCGGTAGATGCCGCAAAGAACTATGAGACATTGAGTGTATCTTTTGGTACTTTGATTGGCAATGCTACACTTGCTCAACAAAAAATTAGAGAACTTCGAGTATTTGCCGCTGAAACCCCATTCACCGTTGATGACGTATTCCAAGCATCAAGAACACTTCTTGGATATGGAGTAACCGTTGGTGAACTTATCCCAACTATTAAAACACTTGGTGATGTTGCGGGTGGTGTTGGTGTTCCGCTTGAACGTATTGCACTTGTATTTGGTCAGGTACGCGCAGCAGGTCGTTTATATGGACAAGACTTGCTTCAGCTTGTTACAGCTGGTTTTAACCCGCTTAGTGAAATATCACGCACAACGGGAGAGTCTTTTGATTCACTCAAAGACAAGATGCGTAAGGGATTGATTACGTTTGAGGATGTACAAAACGCATTTAAGACAGCTACAAGTGAAGGTGGTAAGTTCTTTGGATTGACCAATGCTCTTGCTAATACTACTACTGGTCAGCTTGCCCGTTTGAGCGAAGAGTATAATGAGCTTTTGCGTCAAATCGGTGAAGGATTGCTTCCCGTATATAACAACCTTCTTAATTTAGGCAAGACCTTACTTGAGTTCTTCAGAGAGCTTCCAAATACAATTAAACAAAATGCGACTGTATTTACTCTTTTGACCACAGCAACTACTGCTTTAACAGCTGCTTATTTTGCCAATTCATTAAATATAGTAAAAAACACAGGTGCTACTGTATTAAACACAGCAGGAAAAGTTCTAAATAGAATTGCAACTGCCGCATTAGCTGGAGCAAATGTTATTGCAACACAAGGAATATCTGCCCAAACTATTGCACAAGCAGGTCTTACTACCGCCACAAGAATAGGAACATCAGCGGTTAATGCTTTTAAAGCCGCATGGGCATCAAACTCTCTTGGTCTTATCATTACTCTTTTGTCTACCGCTGCCGCTGCTTGGTATGCCTTTGGCGATGCTGTTGATACAGCCAATGATGGCTTTATTGATTCAAAAGAGGCATTTAACGAGTTTGATGTTGCTGCTAAAAAAGCTATTGATGAAGAAACTGCGGCAACAAAGAAATTGTTTGATATAGCAAGAGATGGTAGCAAGTCTTTAAAAGAAAGACAAAAAGCACTTGATGAGGTAAATGAAAAATACGAAACAAGTATTAAACTCATTGGTGATGAAAAGAAAGACTTAGCAGAGATTGAAAAGGGATGGCTAAATGTTGAGCAAGCTATTATTGCTGTAAATAACGAGATTGTTTCGGGTGAAATAATTAAAAAACTTCGCAGTCAAATTGCTGATGTGCAACTTGAATTATTGAATTTAGCTGATAAGGCTGGTGTTGAAATACCACTTACCTTAATAACGTCAGATAAAGAGATTCAAGGTGGATTTAAAGAAACAAGAGCAATAATTCAAAACCAACTTGACTCTCTAAATCAAGCACAGCCAAGTTTATTAAACATTTTCGGAAGTATTACCAACCAAACAATTCCAATTATAGGAACTCTTAAAGGAATTGGTGAGGCTGTAAGTTATATTGGAACTGAAAAGCAAATAAACGGAGTAGAACTACTTAACGTACAGCTTGATAAACTTGTTTCATCACAAGGAACATTAGGTGCTTTTATTAAATTGATAACAGACGGAGCGGCAGGAACTGGAGGAGGAGGTGGCGGAGATGATACCGAGGAAAAAGAAAAAGAAAGATTAAGAAGGCTTAAAGAATTTGAAGACCAGTACGCCTCATTACTTGACCGCATACGAAAGAATAACGAGGAAATAAGAAAGCAAGGCATTGAGTTTCAATTTATTAATGCCGCAGATTTTGAAGAAGAAATTTTCAAATTACAACAGCTTGATAAAATTAATGAAGAGACAATAAATAGAGAGATTGATAGAGAGATTGAGGCTGTTCGCAGAAGAGAACTTACAGAACAGCAGAAGACAGACCTTATAGCACAGCTTGAAATCATTCGTGGACAAGAGCAAACAAAACGCGCTTCTGATTTGCAATTGCGTCTTATTGAAATTGAAAGAGATGGCATCAGAGAAAGAAGGGCTTTAGCACTTGAAATAGGTGCTTTATATGATGATGTAATTAGTGAAAGAGCCGCAAAAGAAGTTGAAGCGATTGATGAATTAAGAAGTCAAATTGATGATTTCTATAACGAACTATACGAAGGAGACCCATTTGCTAAGAGGAGATTTATTGTAGAGCCAAGAGTAGAATTTGGTGGTACTGAGTTTCAGTTTGAAGATGTTTATCAGCCGCCTATTGAGGCTGTTAGAGAATTAACACAAGCAATATCTGAACTTGGTCAAGCAACTTCTGACCAAGCATTATTAGGTCAGACCGAGTTTGAATTAAGGAACGAACTTATTGATGAGTTCAATGCTAAATACGGAACTACACTTGGATATGTTCAAAACGAAATTGAACTTTCAGACGAACTTAGTAAATCATATAAACAACGCATAAAAGAAGCCAAAGAACTTTATGATGCACAGAACAAGCCTCCAAAATTAGTAAACATAGCAAGATTTGCTCGTGGAGTAGAAAGAAGGGGTAAGGAAGACCCATTCATTAAGGCTATTGAAGATAATCAAAGAGAATATTTTGAGTCATTGGCTGCTTTTGAAAATGCTGAAAAAACAAGATTATTGAACAAAAGAAACGCTGATGTTGAAAGACTTGCGGGAGATGAGAATTATTATTTAAAGGTTAAAGAATTAGATTTTCAATACAATACTGATGTAAACAATTTAGAAGAAGAAACATCTAAAAAAAGGAAAAAAAGACTTAAAGAGGATGGCGATGCTGTTAAAGAAAACAGCAAGAAAAATCAAGATGTAATTAAGGAAGACAGAGCCGCAAGATTACAAGCCCTTGAAGATATAAAAGATTCTATTCTTGATTTAACGAAGGCTTTTATAGACGCTCAAATAGCGCAAACTGAGATTGCCATAGCCCAACAAGAAAAGCGGGTTGAGGCGGCACAAGAAATAGCTGAAAAAGGCAATGCTGAAATTTTAGAGTTAGAAAAGCGCAGACTTGACGCATTAACTCGCGAAAGAGCAAAGTATGTAAGGCAACAGCAAAATCTTGCGGTTATTGAAATTGCCGCCAACTCAGCTATTGCCATAGCTAAAGCAGCAGGTCAACCTGGTTCGCCATTTACTATTGCGGCTATCTTGGTTGCTATGGCAGCTGGATTTGCACAAGCAAGAGCACAAGCGCAAAGCTCTTTGGCGGGATTTGCAGAGGGTGGTTACACGGGAGATGGCGGAAAGTATCAGCCAGCAGGAACTGTTCACCGAGGTGAGTTCGTTATCAATGCTGAAAAAACAAGACAATTCCGTCCACTTCTTGATGCAATCCACACGGGTCGTCATCCAAAATTGGCAAGCACAATCGGTGATAAGTTGGTTGTTGTAAACAATAAACTTACTGATGAAAAACTATCTCGCATAGAAAGGGCAATTAGAGAGCAAAGCGGGTTAACTTTGTCTATTGACGAAAGAGGTATTCACGGAATAGTTTCTACCGTTCAATTTAAACAAGAAAGAATTAGAAAAGCACTCAAATGAAAGCTCCCATAAAAGTATATCTAAACAATACTTTGATAAATGGCAGGATTGACGGACTTGACAAATTTGAAATAACTATTAGTCAAGACCTTGAATCAGGTGTAGTTGAGCGTTCTTATACAAGCGAACTTGAGTTTTACGATGATGGCTATGCAATCTTAAAGGCTTTGCTGATTGATGACCCAAATGCTTTTTCAAACGAGGTCGAGGTAAAGTTCTATGACGATTGTTGCTCTCAAACAAATTTGTTTTTACAGCCAGCTTTTGTTGGTATAATCACGGCGGAAAAAATAGACTGGTGTGACCCAATATGCTCAATCAAAGCAAATGTTTTAAAGAAAAACCCACAATACGATTGCATTCAGTCAACTATTATTTGGGATGACCAAAATGGTTTTTTACAAGAAGATAGGGTTAACGTTAGATATTGCACAGAACCAAGACCTGAGGCTCTTGCTTGGGTGATGTTTATTTTTTATTCGATTTTAAATTTAATTCTTTTTTTGCCAGGTATTATTTCATCAGCAGTCGGCGAGAATGATTGGTGGCAAGAAATGAACGCAAGATTGATTTTGTGTAATTGGTATCATCCATCTGCAAAAGTAGTAGATTATGTTGAAAATGTTTGCCGTATTTGTGGTCTTAATTTAAAAAGTTCTATACTTAAATCACCAACCTCCCCATATAAAGACACTTTGCTTTTTGCTGCTCAAGTAAGAAAGGGATATAAACCATCTAAAACAACCAAAAAACTAATAAACCAAAACCTTCCCGTTGAAACGTTGGAGACATTAATGAAGCAGCACTTGATGCCGCTTTTTAATGCTAAATATTGGATTGTTGGTAATGATTTTATTTTTGAGAGAAAGGATTATTTTGATGGAACAAATATTTGGATTGATGCGGAGCAGCTCTACAATGATAAAATGATTATTGATGACTCAATCTGTTATAGCTATTTAGGAGACCCAAGACCTGCATTTGCGGATTATTCTTATGGACTTGATGGAATTGATGTTTGCTCTCACGAGTGTAAGCAGCGATTTGATGATATTGTAGAATGGAATCCACAACCTTCTTCACCAACACAAAAAGGAAGAGATGAGCGTCAATTCTTATCTTCTCAAGCAAGATTTAGAAATGATGGAATTGAGAAAACTGTTTATGACAAACTCCAAGATATTGGAGCAATAGATAGTTTATTTGGTAATCAATTCAGCAATACATCACTAAATCTATTGATGAGTCAACACACGTGTACAAACTATAAGTTTTTGATTTGGGATGAAACTGATTCGCAATATGGGAACATACAAAGATATTTTATTCCAGGATTCACCGACATTAGAATAGACGAAGACACAGGAAACGTACAACCATTTACCCCTAATGTAACTCAATTAGTAAACTATCCTTTTAGTTTTAGAGAAGATTTACCTGGAAATCTTTATTCAGACTACCATGTAATAAACAATCCAAGACTAAACTTATTAGAAAAATACAAATTTGAATTTGAGTTTAGCTTTTCTTGTGGTCAATTAGAATCGTTTGACTTTTCAAAGAATGTAAGACTTTTTCAAAACAACACAATAGTCTATGGTGAGGTTACAGAGTTAAAGGTTGACTATGTGAGAAGAACAATTAAGGTTACTGGACGAGTATAAAAAAATATTTCGATGTCAAGAAAAATAGAAATCATATCAGGAATAAATGTAAACGACAACGGAGGCGGTACATTAACCAATAACATGGTTATGTGTATAGGTTGCCAAAATGTGGTAATAACGGCTCAGAACGTACATAACCAAGCTCTTGATTTAGATGGAATTTTAACCAGTTTGGATAGTGGCAATGGTTTTCTTACACTTATAGATATAAATGGCGCACCAGTATCCTATCCATACAACATACCCGTTGGAGGTACTTTTACATTTACTTTACAAGTGTGTTCTGATGGCTCTTTAACTGAGATTAATTTTAGAACACAATTTTCAACCGTTCAACATCTTGTTGAGAATCCATAT